TACACCGGGAGACAATGCAAGGATACCAGGATGGATGCAGTGCCATTACCGCCTGCAGTTTGATGATCAGGGGTATCCTCGCATGTATGTGTTCTCAAACTGCAAAGCATTTATTAGGACGATACCATTACTGCAATATGATGACCACAAACCTGAAGATCTCGATACAGATGGTGAGGACCATGTTGCAGATGAATGGAGATATATGTGTATGTCAAGGCCAGTGAAGCCTTTGAGGAAAGAGAAGAAGGTAATCGTATTAAGCGACCCGTTGAATCAGTTTAGTTAATGGAGAATATCATGGGAGAAAATGAGGTAAGTGTAGGTCAGGTACTTGAAGATATGCAGGAGCCTGAGATAGAACAGAAGATAGGTAAGGACCAGATAAACAAAGCCACAGAGATCCTTAAGAAATACAAGGCAGGCAAGACTAATCTTGAGAACAGAGTGATAGCTGATCAGGAATGGTGGAAGCTCCGGAATAACCTTGTAGAAAAACCGAGAGGACAGAAAGGCGCTGTAAAGACTCCGTCTGCATGGCTATGGAATGTAATATTAGGTAAGCATGCTGACGCAATGGCAGCATATCCAACATTTAACTGTTTGCCAAGAGAAGTAGGAGACAAACCGGAAGCAGAGATGCTTTCATCCATCATACCTGTAGTGCTTGAACAGAATGATTTTGAACAGGTCTTTTCAGATATTGCATGGCAGAAGATGATAGAAGGCACCGGAGTGTATGGTGTGTTCTGGGACAAAGACAAGCTAAACGGATTAGGTGATATCAGCATAAAGAAGGTATCTATCCTTAACTTGTTCTGGGAACCTGGAGTATCTGACATACAGGAGAGCTCAAACGTATTTGTCACACAGCTTATCGATGATGACAAGCTTCATCAGATGCATCCACAGTTGAAGGATAAAGGCGGAAACAAACTGCTTACTGTTTCCGAATATAAGTATGATGATTCGATAGATGATTCACACAAATCATTAGTAATTGACTGGTATTACCAGACATGGGACGGACCAAAGAAAACGCTTCAGTATGTAAAGTATGTTGGAGATGAAGTTCTCTATGCTACAGAAAATGACCCAAGGATGGCACAGACAGGTCTGTATGCAGATGGTGACTATCCTTTCGTAATCGATGCGCTATTCCCTGTAGAAGGTACATTTGCAGGTTATGGGTATATCGATATAGGCAAGGCCCCACAGGAAGTAATAGACCAGTTAAACGAGGCCATAACGACAAATGCGGTACAGGCAACGACTCCAAGATATTTCATAAGGAATGATGCTTCAATCAATGAAGAAGAGTTCAGAGACTGGACTAAACCTTTTGTTCATACAGATGGTAACTTAGGATCTGATTCAATACAGCCTATACAGACCACACAGCTTAATGGTAACTATCTTGCAGTTTTAACCAACAAGATTGAAGAGCTTAAGATGACATCCGGAAACCAGGATATACAGAATGGTGGAACGACATCCGGAGTTACAGCTGCATCAGCAATTGCTGCACTACAGGAAGCAGCAGGACGTTCTTCAAAGGACAGCACACAGTCAGCTTACAGAGCATATGCAAGGCTTATTTCCATGGTGATAGAGAGAATAAGACAGTTCTATGATGCACCAAGAAAGTTCCGTATTACTGGATCTATGGGAGAAGAGCAGTTCGTTACATACAATAACCATGGTATCCAGCCACAGCAGTATGGCATGGAGTTTGGAGTAGACATGGGATATCGTCTGCCGGTATTCGACATCAAGGTATCGGCGCAAAAAGCAAATGCATATACCAAGATGAGCCAGAACGAGCTTGCACTCCAGTTCTTCCAGCTGGGATTCTTCAATCCTCAGCTGACAGACCAGGCACTTATGACACTGGACATCATGGACTTTGACGGGAAAGATGCGATCATGCAGAAGGTATCACAGAACGGAACAGTCTATGACCAGCTTATAAAGTATCAGCAGTTAGCTCTTACCATTGCTTCAAGGTATGAACCGCAGATAGCTGAACAGATAGCAGCACAGATAAACGGGACACCAGTTCCACAGGCAAGGGCATCAGCTGAAGATATCAGTATCCCTGAAGGAGATGCAATGTCAGATACACAGAGGACCAATCAGTCAGGCATAGTAGAGAAGGCCAGACAGAGAGCAGAACAGGCAGGCCAACCGGAATGATAACTATTGAGATAAAGGAAGATAAAGACCGGCTGTTCCTGGAAGCATCAGGTCATGCCTTATCTGATACAAAGGGTAAGGACCTTATATGTTGTGGGATATCAGTTCTTCTGCAGGCGATGGAGCTTAACTTTCCTGAATACTCTAAACGTGGCGATGGGTATCAGAGGATAGAGGTAAAAGAACCTACAGCAGAACAGAAGATAGTATGGGATGCATATATAGATCCTGTCATCATGTTTGCTAAGGATTTTCCTGAAAACATTTTTTTGAAAAATATCCAGTTTGGGGGAGAATAATTTTTCTCAGGCTGATATTGTGAATATATAAAAGGGTCGTGACCTACCACAGATTTATTTATAAGGAGCCTAGATGGCAACAAAATTTTATGATCTTCAGCAGTTTGCTGATGAGGGCGTAACAGCATCAGACGCCGGGATGCAGAGTGTTGGCGAGGTTGCAAACGAAGGAACCGGTACAATTCCTGAAGTGAGCACAAATGAGCAGACCGCCACTGCAGATGTAGAGTCTTTTGACAGTCTTATCAAAGGCAGATACAAGGATGATTTTAATAAAGCTGTACAGGGAATAGTACAGAAAAGATTATCCAAGTCTAAGGCAGACACTGATTTTGTTAATAAGTTAGCACCAGTGATACAGCTGTTAGGCAGAAACTATGGAATGGATATAGAGGATATCCGCAAAGCTGACCTTGATGCACTGTCCCAGCACGTGATGGATGATAACAGGTTCTATGAAGAGCTTGCCTCACAGATGGGTTTATCAGAAGACCAGGCAAAAAGAGTATATAAGACTGAGCAGAGAAACAGACAGCTTGAAGCACAGGAACGTGAACGTACAGCTGAGGATGAGAGAAGGCAGGCCTTTTCAAACATCATTCAGCAGGCTGATGTGCTTAAACAGCAGTATCCTGGGTTTGATCTCGATACAGAGATGAGCAATCCTGAGTTCCTTAAAATGGTAATGCCATATAATCAGGGAGGACTGGGGATACCTGTTGAGACAGCATACTTTGCACTGCATAAGGATGAGCTACAAAAGGGAGCTATGCAGTATGCGGTACAGAGAACAGCGGAACAGATAACTGACTCTATACGTTCAGGTGCACAGAGACCAAAGGAAGCAGGGCTTAACAGCAATGCAGGTAATGGGAGTCTCACAGTTAATCCAAGAAATTTGTCGGCTGCTCAAAGAGAAGAAATACGTAGAAGAGTAGCCAGGGGAGAAAAGATTTCATTCTGATCCTGGCAATTAAAAACAGGAGAGAAAGAAAATGAAAGAAAGATTTTTTAATTTACAGCAGTTCGCAATTGATAATGTAGCAACAACACAGAATTACGTTAATCCTTATACTGGTGCAACAACAGCATGGACAGACAGTATGACCATGTCTCCGGAGATGAAGACATATTATGATACTGAGCTTCTCGAAAATGCAAGGCCAAACCTTGTACACGCACAATTCGGTAAACGTGCTCCACTTCCTGCACACAAGGGTAAGAACATTGAGTTCAGAAGATTTAATACATTGAACAAAGCAGCCGCTTTGACTGATGGTGTAATACCTGCAGCATCTAAGTTCGGTTCAAGCGCTCTTACAGCTACCATTACACAGTATGGTGACTATATCAGCATTTCTGACCAGCTTGATACACATGCAATAGATCCAGTTCTTCTTGAAGCAACAAAGGAGCTCGGAGCTGCAGCAGGAATCACACTTGATGAAGCTACAAGAGATGCCATCATGAACGGAACGAATGTCATGTATTGCCCAAAGATCAATGCATCTACCGGAGCAGAGACAGCAGTAACATCAAGAGCTGCACTGGATGCAACAGCTATCCTTACACCAAAGCAGGTAAACAAGGCTGTTACAATTTTGAAGAAAGCTAATGCTCCAAAGATCAACGGCAAGTATGTAGCTATCATCCATCCTTCTGTAGCATATGACCTTAGACAGAGCCCAGAGTGGATAGAAGCACACAAGTATGCAGCAGTAACAGAGCTGTTCAACGGTGAGATAGGTGAGCTCCATGGAGTAAGATTCGTAGAGACCACAGAAGCTAAGATCTATAAGGGCTCAGAATCCGGAGCTATTGCAACATATTGCACACTGTTCTTAGGGCAGGATGCATATGGAATCATAGATCCTGAAGGGGCAGGACTGCAGATGATAACAAAGCCTGCATCACAGGTAGGTGGACCACTTGAGCAGTTCAGTACAGCAGGTTATAAGCTGTCAACAGTAGCAAAGATACTTTATGAGGACAGAATCCTGAGAGTAGAATCAGGCAGCTCATACAGTGATGTTGATGAAGCTAACTAATAAACACTAAGGGGGAGCCTTTATGGCAACTAAGAAAAAAGAAGAAGAAGCAGTAGTAGAAGAAGTCAAGGAAGGACAGGATCCATTCACAATTATGAAGGAGATCAGACTTCCAAGAGCTCCGCAGGGAGAACCGGACACACAGTATGTTGCTGTTAATGGCAGGGCATGGTATGTCAAAAAGGGAGTAGTCGATACAGTTCCGTTACCTATTTACGAAGTTCTGATAAACAGCATGAAGGCTGAGGAAGAATTTGATGCTTTCACCAGATCTCGTGAGCAGGAGAAGGAAATAGGCAAGATGTAATCTTCTTAAGGACTATAGGGATGCTGCAATATGCATCCCTATTTTTGAAAGGAAAACCTAATGACCGTACAGGAAGCAATTAATAAGATAGACGAGAGAAAACCGAATGCTTATTCGGAAGCAGATAAGATAAGCTGGCTGTCTCAACTTGATGGTCTTGTATACCAGGAAGTGATCAAGAAGCATGATGACTATGAAGAGACAGACGAAAACAGATTTACAGGTTATACAGCAGAAGACCTGACAACAGAGATGCTTATTACATTCCCTTATGAGAATGTTTATATAGACTGGCTGACAATGCAGATAGATCTATCAAACGGAGATATCGGCAGATATAACAACAGCGCAATTTCGTTTAGCAATAACTATAATCAGTATGTTAATTGGTACAGACGAGAACATATGCCAACACAGAACGGTGGATGGAGGCTGTAATGAGGATAACGCAGTTAAATGTACTTAATACATCCAGAGACATGATCCGGTTCTTTAAGGGATATAACCATCAGCTGTACATTGGAGACAATGAATGGTATGAGATGGGTAACATGACAAGCTCATATTATCCGGTCCTGTCTCCCAGGGATAAGAGACTTCATATAGCTCAGTATTCTGGACAGACACATGGCCTATTTGCTAAAAGTAAATTGCTATGGGTAAAAGGAACAGAACTATATTATAATGGTGAACTTATAGCCTCGAATCTTGCCGATAGTGATAAACAGTTTGTTTCTATGGGTGCGCTTGTTCTTATCTTCCCTGATAAGAAGGTGTTTAATACAAGCACACCGCAGGCAGGACTTAAAGACATGGAAGTATCGTGGAGTGCTAATGGGACCATAACATATAAGCTTGCAAGGATAGATGGAGCTATATATGAAAACATCATTACACAGTCATCTGAACCGGAGTCTCCGGAAGATGGACAGCTATGGCTTGATACTTCTGTGACACCAAACGTATTGAAACAATGGTCTGCGTATTCGGAAACGTGGGTAGAAATACCATCAACATATATAAGAATCGAATCGTCGCATATAGGTGAAGCATTTAATCAGTATGATGGGATAAACCTGTCTGGCAGTATTATTACAGGAATTAACGGAGCAAACATCATACAAGCAAAGGGAGATAACTATATTGTAGTTACTGGCCTTATAAGTGAAGTACAGACACAGTCAGGTGGACTACTTGTCAAGCGCGAGGTCCCTGAAATGGATTTTCTTACAGAGCATAATAATAGGGTATGGGGATGCTCTTCAGCTAAGCATGAAGTGTACTGCTGTAAACTAGGAGATCCATATAATTGGAATGCATTTGAAGGATTATCGACAGACAGTTATGCTGCAACGATAGGATCTGATGGAGATTTTACCGGAGCTATCACATACGGGAACTATGTTCTTTTCTTTAAGTCTGATAAGGTTCATTACATTCAGGGAGACAAGCCTGCAAACTTCGTTATAGGTGAGAAAGCACTGAGAGGTGTAGCAAAAGGATCAGAGAAATCATTATGTATTGTAGATGAAGTATTATATTACAAATCTCCTGAAGGAGTCGTAGCTTACACTGGAAGCTATCCTGACAGCCTATATGAACCATTCGGAGGCATACGTTATGAAAATGCTGTAGGCGGTGGAGCAAGAGGCAAATACTATATTTCTATGCAACAGAAAGATGATTCTTCCTGGCATCTGTTTTCATATGACACAAAGAAAGGGCTGTGGCATAAGGAAGATAATTTGCATGTGGATTACTTTGCAACATGGGATAATGAGCTTTTCTTTATGGATGCCGATAACAATTTCGGGAGTATCTTTGGTTCAACAGGGAATGATCATTCACTTGTAGTAGAAGGAGAGACAGAACCAGAAGGTAATATTTCGTGGTATGTAGAGACTGGAAATATAGGGATGGATTCTCCTGATCAGAAGACATTATCAAGATTTCTTATACGTTTAAGAGCGGATATAGGGACAACAATAACAATATCGATGCAATATGATTCTACGGGAGTATGGGAAAACAAAAGGACGATTACTTCACATACTCTTACTTCATTTAACATTCCTGTCATACCGAGAAGGTGTGACCATATGCGAATGAAGATAGAAGGGACCGGAGCATGTAAGATTTTCTCTATCTCAAAAGAGACAGAACAGGGGAGTGAGCTTCATGGCAACCTTTAACATACAATTACCTAATGTCAGACAACTGGATTGGAATGATAAGCGTACACAGAATATGCTTCTTGATTTCTTTAATGAGCTGACAGAAAAGCTTAACTATACTCTTAACAATATGGATCTGACAAACTTTGATAGGCAAACATATACAAACCTATCGAATGCAGTAACTCTAGGAAACATCGAGAATATTGTGGAATCAGTTAAGGAAAGTTCTGCAATCGAAGATGAAGAAGAGCTGTTTAACAGACTTAAGTATCTAATCCTTGATAAGGCTACAGAGCTTACAACGGAATATACGAAGCTATTTGAAACCAATGAAGAAAAGCTCCAATCATTGTATGCGTACACACTATATGCAGAAGGAGAAACCGGGACTATAAGTGAAAAATGGAGTACAGATATTAAGCAAACAGCAGAGCAGGTGCAAATAATAGCAGAACAGCAAAGCTCATTACAAACGGATATAGAGGGGTTAACAGAGCTCAAAAATGATGTAAATGCAACATTTACGTTTACTACGAATGGACTAGTTACAGGTAGAAATGGATCTAACTTCAGTACAGTTCTGTCGGATGCAAAACTTGCATTTAAGCAAGGGGCTACAGAAGTTGCTTCTATATCAGGAGGCCAATTAATAATCGAAAATGCAGCAATTGATAACATGACAGCATCAGATGCAAATATAGAGTCTCTAAGTATCGGTAGGGGTTCATATCTATATGAATGGTTCCTGGATTCGAATAATTCCTTATCATTTAGAAAGAAGAGTTAAAAAGTATGGCACAGACGACACCAGTACATAGTGGTTATACGATTATAAATGGTAGCACCACAGGCTCTAATGGGAGCAAAGTTAACACTTGGATAGAATACAAGATAACATCTCAGAATATTGAGAATAATACTAGCACGCTGAATGTTTATTTATATGCCAGGGCAAACACAAGTGGATTGTCAACAGAATGGAATAAGTCAAATACTTATGGTTCTATTGTAGTAAATGGAACTACTTATTCAGGACCTGCAATAAGTGGGTATTCTTTTAAGAGCACATCAACATATAACTTGATGGCGTATAAAGAAGGAATCGTTATTACTCATAATACGGATGGAACAAAGAGTATCAATGTCAGCGGTACCTGGAATAAAGGAACATCATCGTCAACATATATTACAGGTGGATCTGTTCCTAATACATCAGTGACTTTAACTACGATTCCTAGGGCATCAAGCTTTACCTGTGACTCGACATTTAACACAGGTGAGCCAAAAAGTATAAGCATATCAAGAGCATCTACGTCTTTCACGCATAAGGTAACATACTCTATAGGTAATAATAGTGCTACTTTAACAGGACAGACCACATCAGCAAGTGTCAATTTTCCTGCGTCATGGCTTCCTAGCGCCACGACTGGCACAGGTACAATAACAGTTTATACATATAATGGGACCACACAGAATGAAAGTACTCTGATTGGTTCATCGTCAAAGACGGTTACTGTTAATGTACCATCATCAATGATACCGACTATGTCAGTAACATATTCCGATGCAGGAGGTCTTGTTCCTTCATCGTTTGGAGGAATATATGTTGCTGGTAAGAGCAAGTTCAAGGTAACTATATCAAATGCAACTGCAGGCTCGGGATCATCGATATCGTCTTACTATATAAATGCCGGTGGTACTACTGGATCTTCAAATACTCTTACAACTGGATGGCTCACTGCTGGTACTAAAACGATCACAGCATATGTTAAGGATGCTAGAGGCAGACAGAGTGGTACTTATAATTCGGGAGATATTACAGTCTATGCATACTCGAATCCGACAATATCAAATGTTTCAGTATTCAGGTGTAATTCTGGTGGCACAGCATCTGACACCGGCACATATATTTCAATTAAAGCAACAGCTTCATGTTCAAGCTGCAATGGCAAGAACAGCGTAACACTAAAGTATAGGATTAGAAATGCAGGTGGTACATGGGGTTCATACGTGGCATTAACATCTGGCACAGCGAAAGTCGTTGGTACATATGTAGCGACAAACAACTATGAGGTAGAAATAATAGCATATGATGCATTTGGAAGTGAAAGCTCTCCAAACGTCAAGGTTACAAGATCTGTTCCTTCATCAACGAGAATCATTAACATAAAAAGTGATGGAAAGGGGATAGCTTTCGGTGGATTCTCAACAGTATCTAATGCAGTTGAAATTAACAATTGGAACTTCATTCTTAACGGGCATAAGGTGACCATAGGAGATTCTGCGCCTTCTAGTCCTTCAGCTGGTGATATTTGGATAGATATTTCATGAGGTAGTGCATGGCAACAGCTTTTACAAATGATAGTTATCAGTCCGGTACAAAACAGAGTACAAACTGGTTAAGAGTAGGACATCAGACAAGCGCATATAATAACGATGCTGTATGGAAGTTTACTCCGCCTGCTGATGATAGTCTTTCTAAGTATAGCGGAGTAACATTCAACCTTTCCTGGAATAATACATCCTCAACAGGTGGACCTGGAACAGGATGGACAGGTAAGTATAATTATGTTTTTGTTGTTTCGACATCAGGATCTAGTGGAAGAACAGCTGCAACAGGCACACATCTTGCTAAGATAACAAAAGATCTGGAGCAGAATACCGGTCAGGTGACTTTGTCGTTTACCGGATTATCACTTACACCAGGAACGACATATTACTTGAGAGCAAACCAAAATGGTACGACATACAAAACTCTTAAGTGCTTTAATATTGCAGACTCAACAGCAACAGCATCTAAAGGTAAAACATCTTATCTTACTGATCCACATTCAAACTGGACAGCTACAGGTGTTAAGAAAACTTACACTGTAGGATATAATGCAAACGGACATGGTACTGCTCCATCATCTCAGACAAAGACACATGGAACAGCACTCACATTACAGCCTTTTATCAGCAATGTAAATGGAACAGAATCAACCGTTACCATTACAGGAAATGCTAATGGCGGTTCATGGTCTGGATCTAATGGCAGTGCCAAATGGAGACCGGTGTATTCACAAACACATTGGAATACAGCATCAAATGGATCTGGCACTAATTATGGCAGTAAAGGTAGTTATACAGCAAACTCCGGCACAACATTATATGCTATATGGAAAACGACTAATACTGGTACAAGCTATACCTTACCTACAGGTACACCAACAAAAGCAAACGGAACAACAAATACACTTACTGTTACGTTCAATGCTAATGGAGGATCTACGACAAAATCGTCACAGACATCTTCAAAGACAGTGACATATTCTTTTAAAGGATGGTTTACTGCATCAAGTGGTGGAACACAAAGGACTACAAGCAGCAGAGTCACTGCAGCAGAAACTGTATATGCTCAGTACAATTCATCCACAGGCTCACAAAGCTCAGTAACATTGCCGACAGCATCCCAGTGTACAAGGAGCGGTTTTACTTTACTAGGCTTTTCAACAAGCAGTACTGCTACAACAGCCACGTATAGTCCCGGAGCAAGTTACACACCATCTGCAAGCATTATCCTTTATGCAGTATGGCAAAGCTCCGGAAGAGTAAAAGTATATAATGGAAGCTCCTGGGTAGCAAAGTCTGTAAAGCTTCGGTCGGGCAGTTCATGGGAAACCATTTCAGTTAAAAGATATAATGGAAGTTCATGGGGATAAAATAAAATAATTCCATTTAGGGGGAGAAATGTTCTCTCCCTTTTTTATATATTTGAATTAAAGAAATAAATTAGGAGAAAAATCTATGATCATAAGTAACGAAGGAAATAAAATCATTGATTCAAATGGAGTGGTAATAGTCTCTAAGAAAACTGGAGAGTGGGAAGTTGTATCTGGCGGAGGCGGTGGCGGTGCTCTTTGGGTTACAGGTAATAGTGATGGCATTTTAGACAAAACATATACAGAACTGAAAACGGCTGTAAATCAAGGCAATATAGTACTGCTCAAGATGCTTATGCAGGAAGATGGAGACGTAACCAATGTTCTGCATTTGGTGTCTTTATTTGAAAGCTCTGCACAGAACTACTACAATGTTATCTTTCTTGGTATGGATAGTTGGACTTTTAGTGCAGAAACACCAGATGGTCAACTGCATTATGAACAAATTTAATCTTAAAGAACACTAGCAAACACTCCATATGAAACAGCAAATATTATGGAGGAAAAGAAATGATCATTAGCGATGAGGGAAACAAGATATTAGAGTCTAATGGAATGGTAATCAAATCAAAGAAGACCGGAGAATGGGAAGTGGTATCCGGTGGAGGCGGTGGTGCTTTTGCAACATTCTCGCTTGATACATCCACAGAAAGAATTGTATGCGACAAATCTTTCGATGAGTTATATGAAGCTGTACATAATGGGCCAGTATCAATAGCGTTATTTGTTGGGCCAGGAGAGACAACAGCATATTCAACATCAGCTATGGCACATTCAGGGGCAAAGCGAACAATAGTATGCACATATATAGTCTTTGATTCGACTTATGTTCAAGTTACGTGGCCTGAAGGAGAAGACATCTCTATTAAATATAAAGACTTGTATTTTGGTCCGGATGATTAAATATAAGGAGTAAACAATGGCAACAACAATCAAGAACGGTTCCAGGGGAACTGATGTTAAAAATCTACAGACTCAGCTAAATAGTCTTGGCTATAATCTTGCGACTGATGGAGTATTCGGCAAGAACACTCTTGCTGCAGTACGTGACTATCAGAGCAAGAATGGCCTTACTGTTGATGGGATCGTAGGTAAGAATACATGGAACAGTCTGCTTGGAACATCTGCTACAAATGGTGTAAATGCTAATACAAATGCACAGGCAAATACACAGGCAACAGGTGTAACACAGCAGACGGGACCGAGTGCAAATAGTCCTGCAAATTCAAGCAGTACTACAAGCAAAACGACAACGACAATCAAATCATATAATCAGCCTTATCAGGGACCGGGTGAATATACTCCTAGTGAATCTGTTAATGCTGCACTGCAGAAATTACAGCAGGCAGAAGCACAGAGACCAGGAGACTATCAGTCACAGTATAAGGCCCAGCTTGATGATATCATGAACGGCCTTATAGACAGAGAACCATTTAAGTATGACCTTAATGGTGACATGCTCTGGCAACAGTATAAGGACCAGTACACTACATTAGGTCAGCAGGCCATGAGAGACACTATGGGAAATGCAGCTGCACTTTCCGGTGGATATGGTAACAGCTATGCATCTACTGTAGGCAATCAGGCTTATCAGAGCTATCTTCAGCAGTTAAATGAGAGAATACCGGAGCTCTATGACAGAGCAAGGAATAACTATGACAAAGATCTTCAGTGGGACCTTCAGGCATATGAGCTTATGAATAACAGAGAAGCTCAGGATTATGACAGATACAGAGACCAGCTGTCTGATTATTACAATGACCTGAATCTTGCAAACGACAGATATCAGACTGAAAGGAACTTTGACTATAACAGATATTCTGATGACAGAGACTTCGGTTATAACACATGGCTGAATAATCGTAACTTTGAGTATCAGCAGGAAAGGGACAATGTGGCTGATAATCAGTGGCAGACTTCCTTTGATGAAGACAAGAGAAGATACGATCAGGAATGGGCTTATCAGTTACAGCAGGATGCTTTACCTGCAGCAGCTGCAGGATCAGGCGGAAGTGGTGGCGGTTCGGGCAGAGGTAAAAGGACCGGTAATCCAGGGAAGAATGCTGATACACCAGCTAAAAAGGGAATCCCTTCAGATGCAGTATCGGCATATAAGAATGCTACAAGCCCAACAGAGTGGCAGAGCAAGCTCGCCCTGTATGAAGCTCAGGGATATGACGTGAATTACATCCTGGACTACATAGTTTCAAGAATGCAGAACCCAAGAGCTGACGGAACATATAAACCAACAGCTGATTCAGCAACAGCTAATAAATCCAGGAATAAGGTTAGAACAGTAGGTACATCAGAAAGGTAATCAGGATGGCAACTAAAAAGATTAAGAACACTGCCGGATTAACATACGGGTCACAGAACAACACTTCCAAAAGTGTGACAGAAGAAGAAAGACTAAAAAAATTACAAGATAGCTACAAGCAGTATAGAGCAGAAATATCTAACGGAACTGCACAGAAGAAAGTAGATGAAGCATTAAAAAGAGCAAATGCATATCGTGACACACAGAAAAAGGCTCTTGATGCTTATAACAAAAGATTCAGCGGAACTGGATATTCTAATGTTAATGTCAGAGACTATACCGATTATGTGAATCGTTATGGCACTGTTCTTAATAGTAAGGATGCTTATAAGAATTATTTAAAAGATCTGGATACATTGCAGGATTATGGTGTTATCTCTGGCAAAGAAGAAATGTCATCAATAAGGGACACTATTGATCTTAGAAATGCCAAACTGACAGATGCTGTCAAAGATTTTACTAAATACTATAGTCAGTATAAAGATAAAAATGATTACCTTTTACATTCTGATTCTGAGGAAGCCAAGACAGAGAGGAAAGCAACATATAAGGATAACCAAAACAGGCTCGCTGAGGTAAAGGAGCAACTTGATACTGGGACTGTTAGAAATAAGTATAATGGCACGAAACAGCTGATAGACAATCTGAAGAGACGAGCCTCTACCATGAATGAAGCCAGTGAAGAATATGAAACTACATGGCAGAAGATCAGACAGCTGGAGAGAGACAACTATGAGAGATCTAAAGATCTTGATGCTCTTGCATATGAAAGAGACAGACTGCAGAAGGACATTCTAATGTATGAAAGAAGTGATGCCTTTGCTGCAGATTCTTATGATGACCTTAAGAACAATGCTGACTATAGCACGTTATCCAAAAAACGTGACCAGAATAAGGGATACAGAGACAGTGATGCTTTAAAGAACATGCTGGACACTTCAATGTATACCACAGACATGAATGGTAATACATATGATGTCTATGGCAATCTTGTAACTGAGGAAAGAAGAAATGCATTAATACAGCAGAATCAGGTACAGGATAAGCTTGGCATGTATCTTAATGCTACAGAAAGTGAAAGACAGAAGGCTGCTTCAGATGAAGACAGGATATCCGGAACAAAGAGCGAAGCTATAAATGAAGGTATCATTAAATACTGGAACGAGCTCAATGAAGATGAGATAAATAACTATTATTATCTGTATAACAAAGAAGGCAAGGAATCTGCAGAGAAGTATCTTGATAGTCTTGAGGTAACTCTTGGCAGAAGAAACAACGAAAAACAACAGGAAGCGGTTGCTAATGCTAATGGGCTTGAACATGTATGGCTTGCTACAAAATCTGTCATAGGTAATGTTCTTGGTGGGGCAATTGCAGGCACTGAAAACGTAGTAAGAACTATTGAAGGTAAAGAAATAAATCCGTATTCAGTATGGCAGAGTGGTACAAACTATTCTTCCAATGTTAGAGGATATCAGGCAGAGGCAATAGACAGAGCAGTGGGTAATGGTTCTTTCCTGGGAATAAGCTTAGGAGATGTATATCAGTCTGTTATGTCAGCTGTTGATAGTGCTGTTGGCGGAGCACTTTTAGGTGGAGTAGGTTATGGTGCTTCAATGGGACTTGGCGCAATGGCTTCAACAGCAAAGGACCTGTACGAACAGGGAGCAACGACAGAGCAGATATTCTTTGGCTCGCTTCTTTCAGGTATTGCCGAAGAGACGTTTGAAACCTTATCTATAGAGAGACTTCTTGCCATAAAAGATACGAAGAGTATAAAGACCTGGATAATCAATATATTGAAACAGTCAGGCACAGAAGCATCCGAAGAAGTATTCACTGAAATAGCTAACAAACTCACTGACATGGCTGTAAGAGGAAGAAACTCCGAAACATTACAGGCATACTATCAATATAAAGAACAGGGCTTGAGCGATGGCGCAGCTACACTTGCAGCACTTAAGGATGCAGGAATCGATATCTATAAAGCTGGTGTAGGTGGTTTCATATCAGGCGGACTTGGAGCTGGAGTAAGAGGCGGTATGCAGTTAGCCGGATACCAAAATGCTATCTATAATCAGGGTAGAGCAGACTTCAGAAACGGAAACTATCAGAATATACTTTCTCAGGCTCAGGATCTTTCACAAACTAATCAGAGGATAGCCGACAGATATAGTGCTGCACAGGAAAGGATATCACAGTTTAATGAGGATAATTCCAGAGCAAATGAGAGAAGAGCAGGAAGAGCAGTAGGTAAACTTTCTCAGTCAATTGATAACCATAGAAGAGCACAGAACATTGCTGATATACAGAAGGCTCTTAAGGATAATGGTGTAAAAGGCAATCTCTATTCAAAAGCAGAAGCTATTAATGATGCAATAGATAGAGGTGCCATAGGTGAAGAATATTCAAAGATAATCGACTCTGACTCAAAGGTAAGGCAAGTCTATGATGCATTCAAGACAGGCGATAGATCTGAACTTGTAAACAGAAACAGAGAGTATCTTTACAATGCAAACGGAATAGTAACTGATGATCAGGGCAATATCGATGAGCAGGCAACTATAGACAAGAGGCTTAACAACATTGGTAACACTATAGCTGATAGGGCAAGGATAGCACAGAAAACCTTTGATGTTAAGGTAAACAACAATGATACTAAAGCAACTATAGACCATATAGATGACAGCACAGTTTATCTTAAGACAGCTGATGGTAAAGTAATATCTTCCGAGAATATAAAAGCAGATAACGATATAAAGATTCTGTTAGAAAATGCTCCTGCTTTTGGTATGCAGGGAGCTAAGTCATATATCAATGGATACGATGGAAAGATACCGGTATCAGATTATACAACAGCATTTACTCTTGCAGTCATGAGATCCACACCGGGGATAATTCCGCAGGAATCTATTGTAGGTGACGCAGTAAAGGCAGGGCTTAGTGAATCGTCAGCACTTGCAGCATATTACATTGGCCAGAACTTGAAGCAATACATGGATACTGATCAGGTAGAAGCAATGCTCAACTACACTAATACTGTAGGAAGAAACGAGATACTTAAGACCATAACCGATGTTGCAAAGGGTGAAGAAGCTTATATAGAAAACGTATCAGAAGAAGAAACTGAGCTTGATAAGAGAGCAATAAAGGAATATAACGTAACATACAATACAGACAGAGATAAGCTCTCAAAAGCTACACAGAGACAGATAAAGGCAATAGGACTGGCTCTTAGATCCATAGGCAGAAATGTAGTAATAGAAGACAGCATCGATTATGTAGACGATAAGAACAGAGTTTACTATGATGCTGCTAATGCATATTTTGACAAGAAGGATAACACTTACCATATCAGCAAGAACGTTATGGATAAGGCTTTCTTTAATATTGCTGTACACGAAACAGTACACGACATAGCTGCAAATAACCCTGATGGTTTTAATAAGCTCAAAGATGTAGTAAACAAGTATATCGATAGCGACCTGTATGACAGAGAAACAAACGAGATGGAAGCTAGGAATCAGTCAGAGCTTGCAGATAGCGAAGAGATGATAGCTAACATTACATCATCTATCCTTAGTGATCCAGATACATTCACACAGTTTGCTGACAGGTTCATTACTGATGAAGAATCCAGAGGCATATTCCTTGACTTTATTGACAGTGTAGCAGAGTTTATAAGGAATGCTATAGACAAGATAAAGAATAAACTTGGATGGCAGCAGATAAAGGTATTAGAGAACAACCTTACCGCACTTGAAGAGATCAGGGATGCTTACTTCAGTGGATTGGAAGGGTTAATTAACAAAACAAAAGCCGGACAAGAATATCTTAATTACAAACCTAATCAGGATATATTAAACCTCGTTAAAAAGGTAAAACAGGGCGAGTACAAGGATAATGATAGTGTAAATATTAAAGGTATTGATAGTAAAACTGCCGAAGTACTTAGTGAACATTATGGGTTTAAAGTCGATGGTAGCAAAATCGTACTAGAAGCGAAGCAAGTTAGTCATATTTTAATTAGACATGGGGAAAATGGAAAATCAGACAATTCTATGGCAAACGATGCAGACATTGCAAAATTAGAATATGTAATGCAAAACTACGATAGGATTTATGATGGGGGGACTGCTCATTCATATAAGGAGTTTAGAGATGGAAAGAATAGACCTGCAAGGACTTGCGTATATGAAAAAGACCTGGATGATAAACACTATTTTGTAGTACAAACAACAGCTGATACTAAAACAGGGATACAAAGAATAGTTTCTGCTTATATTGAAAGTATAACCTATAAAGAGTTTATGGCTGCAAAAGAAAAAGAAGTTACACCGTTCTTCGATGGCACTGCTAATAGCAGCCGGTCTAGTTACGTCCAAAACGTGACGGTTTATCCTTCCAGTTCAAATATAGAAGATTTCGATTCAAATGTCAAGCAGTCTGTTAATACTGCAAGGCTAACAAAGGAGAATATAGAGAACCAGACTGAAGCTGAAAGAGAGAATCTTGCAGAGCTGTCCAGGAATGGCATTGAGATAGATGAGACCGGTGCAGCAAATGTCAGATATTCCTGGAGAACGTTTGACTCTTCAGAAAAAGCTCGTGAAGATATGGTCAACAGACTAGTAGAAGCAGGCTTTGACAGGGCTTATTCTGAACAGTGGTTAGAGGATATCAATTCTGTATATGCACTTGTAATGAATGATCTGCAAGCTCTGGATTATAAAGCAGACAGCAGGTATTCCTGGCTTAAGAAGAACAGTGACTATACTCAGGGGTCAGTAGACTTTAATAACAACTGCCCAAAGAGAGTAGAGTTTACTGCACTATGTGATAGATTATTCAAAGAGTTCCCGAATACAGTTCTTACAGCAGATGATTTTGAAGCTTTAAGACAGGTCCTCATCAAGAACAAGATAACAGTCACATGTGGTATATGCTTTGTTGAAGACAGAAGGCAGGGACTAAGCACAGTAGTGCAGACATATATAGACCAGTTGAAAGATGGTTCTCTTGCACCTATGTTCAAGAATCTTCTTAAAGGAGATACATACATCCCTACACAGTATGATCTTATTACCTATGATGGATATTACAATCTATATAAGAATCATCGTGGTGTGTATGAATCATTCAGAAGATATAACAATCACAGAGGAATGGCTTCCATCAGACTCCTTGAAGGAATGGGAGAATACAATAATGAGATAAGGAAGTGGACAAAGAGGACCATTACATCAAAGAACAATAAAGGTGGTCTCAGAATATTCTCAACATCAGATGCAGACCCAAGAATACTGCTGGATATCATGCAGATAGTTAATGATGCAGCTGCAAAGGGACTGCAGATACAGGGATATACAAAGAAACCATGGTTTGCAAAACTTGTAAGAAACACAGGCATAAGGCTCCTTCAGTCTCATATTCCTTCAGGCATAGGATACGAAACGGTTAACGGAAGAAAGGTCCTTACCTTTGATAACAGAGAAGGTATAAACACAAGAGATCCGGACTATCTTGACACTTCAGATTCCTTATACATTGGAAACAATGTCATAGGTATCAATGATGAGCAGATAAGGATCGCTATGACTGATCCTATGATTGACCAGATAATACCGTTCCATAGCAATCAGTCAAAAGCTATACTTGAAGCAAAGGGAATATCTCATTATAAAAACTATAAGACATTCCAGACAGATAAGAAGCTTTCTGATGGTACGGTAGGACATCAGATAAATCTATATACAGAAGTAATAAGAGAATTTGAAAGACGCGGACAGCCTATAAAGAACAAATACGATTTTGTAAATGCATTCCTGCAGGTTTGTAAGGAGAAGAACCTCAAACCAAGATTCAGCGAGTTCTTGAATACAGATGCTAACGGAGATTATGTATATACAGAAGGTTATCATAAGTTCCTTGTAGACTATAAGATGTTCGACAAAAACGGAAACTATATTCCTCAGGTATCTGTAACACCAGCCTTTGATATGGAAGTAGCAAACGCAACCATCAAAAAGTATGTAAAGATGGATGAATATATTAATAAGGCTGTAGCTCCTGAAGTAAAAGAAAAGGCTTATCAGGAAATGAAGGAAGTGGTGCAGAACAAACTGAAGTTCTCAGTCAACACTGATTCACTTGGTAATGAATTGTCCGAAGAGCAGCAGGAATACTTTAAGGATTCTAAGATCAGGGATGAAGAGGGACATTTGCTTGCTGTATATCATGGAAGCCCGGTAACAGATATAACAGTATTCGACAGAAACAGAGCAGGGGAACATACAGGTAATATTTCCGATAAAGCAATATGGTTTACTGATGACCAGGAATTAGCCGATGAATACAGCAACGAGTATTCTTTAAGTAATGAAGACGGAATACTTTCTGATTTTTATAAACAGAATACAGGTAATAAAGGCACTGTTTATCCTGTTTATCTTAACATGAAGAATCCGTTTGATTTGACAAACTTAACAGAACCTATGAAGGACGTGTTGGCAAGAACTAACACTATGGACTTTGATTATGCTGAAAACATGGATTTCATTAACAGCATGATAAGTAAGAAGAATTACCGTATCTTGAGAAGCTTCATCAGCAATGTGTATGATCTGGCTCAAAATGGTTATGATGGATTTATTACCTACACAGATAGAACAAATACACATAAAGAGTATGCTGTTTTCGATTCTAATCAAGTAAAGAGTGTAGACAACAAGACACCTACAAGCAATCCGGATATAAGGTATAGTGCTAATCAGGATTATATTGAGGATGAAGATGGCAATGCTAGATGGACAGAGAATCGTATAGATAATCTTATTAAAGAGTATGGTGCATCTAACAGCGATTACTCAAGGGCTTATGCTGCGCTAATAGATCCAAGAGATTATCTGAAACTTACTCTTGATGGCAATAAGTTAAATGAATGGAATGATAATGTAAATGATCCTCAACATCCTGAAATTAGAAGCCTTAACGAATCGGAGCTTGCAAACGAAAGACAAACTCCATTCCTTACTATATATTCAAATGATGGAAATATGGTACAAGGGCATGAAGGAAGACACAGGATGAGAGCCCTTGCAGAGGCTGGCATTAAATCCGTACCTATTGCTATTGTAGATACTGACACAAAGTATGAAAAGAGGAATCTTACGGAGTTGACACTTAGCTCTCAGGATTTTGGAAATGATCCAGTTAATAACAATGCAAAGGTAACACTGTATGATCTTGTGCCTATCAAGGAGAGTAATCGTGCGGAGCTTATAGAAAAATTTGGTGGGGATGCGCAAATTAAATTCAGCCCTAACCAGGATGCTTTTGGCCAGGACTTTGAAAAGTATTTGACAGAAGAAGCAAGAGAGAAGTATAGTAATGATGAAAGATTCAAAGGATGGAAGTACAGAAATCTGGCTTTCATTTCAGCTGCATCATGGGACGGTGTAACCATTCCTGCAGAAACATTGCTTGAGATTCCTGAGATTGCAGAAGCTCAGGCAAGAACACAAAGAAGCACCACATCATTACAAGATTACCCTATAGGAAAAGATAAAAATAGAGATAGGCTGAGAGAAAACCTGGCACAGATGCTTCTTGATGAAGAGCATGGGAGTGCTGTTTTTGAGAATGGAAAAATAAAAAAAATCAATGGTATTCCTCAATATACTGGAGAAGTTTTAAGAGAGCGCCATGCAGCAATAGTTATAGGCAGACCTGCAGCAGGGAAATCAAGAGTATTTGCAGATCCTTTGTCAAATAGCATGAAAGCCAGGATAATAGATTCAGACATAGTGAAACCATATATACCGGGCTATGATGATGGATATGGGGCTGGATATGTACAGGATGAAAGTTCGGACATTACAGATAAGGCTTTTATAAGAGCGGCTGCACTTGGAGAAAATATAATAATCCCTAAGATTGGTGGCAAAAGCATTATCCAAATGGCAAATGCTCTTAAAGAGAATGGATATATTGTAGATTTATATTTCAATGAAGTAAGAGCAGGTAGTTCTATTATGAGAGCCGCCTCAAGGTTTGCAGAAGAAGGTAGATACTTGGATCTAAATTACTTACAATCAATAGGAGACAAACCATACAATACTTTTATTGAATATGCAGAAAGTGGGATATTTAACTATGCAGAATGGAAAAACAATGACGTCAGCTTTGGCGAAGAACCAAAACTTATATGGAAATCAGGACAAAGATCAATACGAGAATTACTCGGTAACGACACAGGCACTGATCAACGATCTGGATCGGGATTACTCGAACCTGAGCAAGTTAATCAAAGAAGAGAGACAGAAACTGAAGAAAGAAACTATTCAGTAGATCTATCTTCCCTCAACAATTCAGATGATAAGAATCTGGATAACTTTAAGAATACTGTAGGCACACAGTATAAGCTTAACATTGCAAAGAAGCTTACTCCTGAAGTGGCAGACAAGATGGCAGGAAGGATATTAAGAGAATATCATTCTTCATATGCAAGAGAAGAACTGTCACAGCAATTGACTGCACTTATAAACGATGCAGCAAGGCAGGGTAAGGATCTTGATGTGGATACATTCATCAATCAGGGTGCAGCACTCTTAAGCGATGTACTTGAAAAGTCTACAGAGTTTAACCAGGAAGCATACGATGCTGATGATAAGGTAAGAAGCTATCTTAACGGAATAAAGATAAAGCTTACAAGCACACAGGAACAGGAAGTGACATCAGCATTTGAATCTGTAAGAGCATACAGAGCAGGCCTGTTCGGATCAGCTGTTAAGATAAATCAAAGCACCGGAAT